TCAATACCATTTATATTCCAAATGTATCCTGTAAACTGTTTAGTTTTTTCTACATTACCTCTAACCGTGCTTGAATAGATGTACCCTTGGATATCATGATTCTCCCTAAACCATCTGAATGCTTGTTGGTATAAAGGAGCAGGTAAACACCATATGTGCTCAAATGGTTTTACCATATTAAAAACAGGATTTTTAAGTTGTGGGTCAATATTGTAATAACCAAAACAAGGTTCATCAAATCCTAGCTCTTTTAAAGCTAAGGCTTGTTCATATGTTATAAACTCATTTTTCATGTTATTTTATATTAGTTAGTAATTCTTTCCATTCTTCTTTTTTAATATAACCTGTTTCACCTGCATAATACTTAGATTGTTGTAAATCTTTTATTTTTTCTACATGTAGTTTAGCAAATTCAATCATCATTTTTGATACTTTTAATCCTGATTTAGAAAGAGTAAAATCTTCATCTTTCATTAATAATAAAAACTCTTCTGCTGTTGGTATATTACTTTTCATTGTCTACAGGTTTAGGTGTACATACATGACCATCACTCCACTTGATTCCTGGAGGAGGTGTTAATTCTGGTGAGCTGTACTTAGTACCACACTCACTACATATAAATTTATTCATTGTCTTGTCTTTTAGTTTCTCTTAATGTACCTATGCCTAGGCAGTAGGAAATAATTGCTAATAACCCAGGGGTACTAGAAATAGTTCCTATAAGGCTTATTAATACTATACCACTAAGAACATATATTATGAGATTTTTCTTATTTATCATGGTCTTGTTTTTTAGTAATCATTTTCCAAACGTCTGGCACAGCTTTAAACCAGAATAGATAGAGTAACATTATTGCACATGCTGCTACTGTTATACCTAGTATAACCATTAGTATTCCTATTAGTATTTTCATTGTTTTATTTTTTAAAATTAATACTTCCTCCACACTTCGGATCTCCACATTTAAGTTTTACTTTTCCTCCAGCATTTACTTTTTCCAAAAATGGAGGTGGAATAATACGTTTATGACACTTGTAGCAAAATATAATCTTCATTTTCATCAATTTTAGTTCGTAATAGTTCTCTTAGTTCTAATATGAATGGTAAATATATTTGGGGATTCATTTCATCATGAATGCAGTTATCCAATAAGTTATTTACCATTACGTTTGAAGTTTTTACATGTCCTAAAGTAGAACTTGATTTAATAACTTCTCTAACTTTGTTATATTTAATAACGAATTCTGGACCTTCCATTTATATTTTTTCTATTTCTTGTTTAACTTCTTGCCAATATTTTTCATTAGTATAGGTAAATGCATCTGTGTTTATAAAGTTTAATACCTCATCTACTACTATCAATGCACATTGAATACCTTCTTTATATCGTTCCGTAGTGCTGTTTAATCCCGTTTCGCTTCCGTTGTTTGGTAGAGAATAGTAGAATGAATTTATTAAATCCTTTGCTTTTTCTTTTGGTGTCATTATCTCATCCTCCAATTTTTTTCATAATCTGGTCTACGTGTCCAAATATGGTTTTCAGTAGTAATCCAAAACCGTTCTAACCATGTTTCACGTTTTACTCCTTCAATTAATTCTTTATCTTTTCCTCCAATCATCGCTACTAACATTATACCTAAGTCTAATGCTTTCTCTGCTTCTTCGAAATTTTCATCTTTAATAAATTGACGGGCTTCAAGCCACGTTTTCGTTACTGGTTGTTTCATAAACTTTATTTTTATTATTTAATTATTCCTAACTCCTTTGCTCTTGAATATGCTACTAATTTCCCATTTTTCGGGTTAATATATTTCCTTTGTGTTTTAGGTAATTTAGCTTCAATTTCAGCTTCACTAACAAAATTTGTTGGGTAAAATTCTTCAACACTTATAGGACCGTTTGGTGCTTTATTTAGGTCATAAGTCCAAACAGAACGAACTCCACTTTTGTTTTTATATTCCCTAGTAAATTTTATTTGTTTTACAAATTCGGTCTCATTGACCTCTTGTTTTGGTCTACCTCTTTTTCCCATAACCTATTTCTATTAGTTTATCTAAACATGCTTGTTCTGCTTCTTCATAAGTTATATGATTGTATTTTACTGGACTGTCTACTCTGCCTTCACTAGTAAAATGTGTAATCATAAACCCAAATGTTTTATTGTCATCTACAAATATGTCAACATATAATCCATGTTTTTCTCTAAACCACTTAAATGATTGTTGATACAATGGAGCCCAACCATATTCTCTAATTATACCATTAGTAATCCCCACATTGTCATATGGTTTTCGATAGTAGACTAAACATTGTCCTTCTGAATTGAGTGGAGTTTCATTAAACCAATATGCTAAGCTTTTTTCATTAAATCCTAAGTTTTTAAGAGCTAATGCTTGATTATAAGATATAAACTCTTTTTCCATAACCTATTTATTTAAAACACTTTTAATATGTTCAATTGATTTCAATATTTGTCTATCAGCGCATGTTTGTCCTTCAACTTTTCTACTTCCAAGTATATTTGCTACTATCCTTAAAGTATTTTCAATTTGTTTTGCTTGATATTCGTGGATTATCAATTCTTTCATAACCTATTTTTATTTAATTTAAATATATAAAAAAAGGCCTTGACGGCCTAACTTTTTATTTAACTATTTTAAATGAAGAACTTGTACTATTTCGTTCTGCCACTTTCTTTGCTTTAGCAATTGCTTCTTCAGGTGAAGATGCTTTTACTGTAATTACATCATCGTAATCTTCCCCACCTTTTTTGTACCAATATGATACCTTATATTCGGTTTCCTTCATTGTGTTTTTGATGGATGGGTTAGGTTCTTTAAATCCAACTTTCTCTTTAAAACGAGACATATCTACGCCTGCGTTAGCGATTTCTTCTCTTATGATTTTTCTAAGTTCTGATTGTTTCATTTTATTTTCTTTTAATTTATCAAACATTATTTTTTATGATATTGGTTGATATATGAATTTAATAGTTCCTGAGTTTTATCTAGTTCTGAGTTGAATTCTTCAATTGAATTAATTTTTTTAGATTCAGATATGTTTTCAACTGGTTTTACTTCATATCCACTATATGTTTCTTTATCTTCTGGGTTGTGAAATTTATAAAATGTTTTCCATTCATCATCTCCTCTATCATTTATCGCAATATCTTGATAATCATATTCGTAATCATCTGCCCATTTTTCTGCTTCTTCCTTAGAATTAAATAATTGTTTCACAGGAGTTTCTTCATGGTTTACATCATAAAATATAACTTGATATTTTTGATTTAATGTTTTATCAAGTTCTTCTCTTATGATTTTTCGTAGTTCTGATTGTTTCATTTAATATTTTATTATAAATATTAGGCCTTCCATTTCCATTGAAATCCATAAACTTTCTTTAATTTTCCTTTACAACATAAACCTATACTTCCTATATCTTTATTTTTGCCTAAAAATACATTAGCTTCACTTATTGAGTTAAAAATATTAATTTCGTTTCCTTTTAAATCATATTGAATTACAGATTTTTGTAGTGTAGGATATTTCTGTCCTTTTTTTGCTTCACTTATATTTTTCTTTTGTTCTAATGTACATAAAAATCCATACTTTCCATGTTCTAATCCACTTACGTGGAATTTATGTTTTTTACCTATTCTCCCTTTTCCATATTTGATTTTAAATTCTTCACACCAAAATTCAGGTCCTCCACCTCCTTTATTTTTATTCATCAATGTAAAACCTAAAAATTTATAATATTCAATCCAAAAACATTCTAATGGGCCCCAATCCTCATATTTAAGTGAATTTACTTCATCTATAATTGAGTACTCTATTTGTTTACCGTATGTTTTTTTATGAGGTATTTCTCTCGAATTTATAGTTTTACCTACATAAACTTTAGAAGGATCTCCAAAGCAATTTGTGACTAAGTAAATTTTTGTAGTATTTATCATCGTAATGTTTTTATTATCCGATAATAAATATTACAAATCATAAAGAGTTACACGTTAGTGTAACTTTTTTGGTCTACCTCTACGACCCCCATTTTTATTTTTTTTAAATAAACGTTCTTCCTCACGTTTCGCTTTTTCCTCAGCAGATAATGGTGCACGTCCACGTTTACCTGATGTTGGTTTCTTATTAGCCAATTTAGCATCACGTATCGCTCTATCTTCATCACTCATTGGTTTTCTACCACGTTTTCCACCTGTAGGTACATATGCTGGCGCTTCGAATCCTTCGGGACGTGTTCTTGGTCTTCCACGTTTTCCATTCCCCATTACATTCACAATTTTTTCTTTAACATTATTTTCCTTTTTAGAGAAAAATCGTGCCATTCTTAAATGGTATGGATGAACCATTACTTGGTCCAAATCAAAATTATGTGTACTACCTTCAGGTCCATACACTTCAAATCCACCATTTGGAAATGTGCGTTTTTCACCTGGTTCAAATCTTGCTTTCAAATGAAAAACAGTATTATGTTCCTCAAAATAAGTTACAGGTAATACACGACAATCTTTAGTGAAATTTAAAAATTTAGGTTCCAACTCAGCGTAAAATTTACGTGGTGGAAACACATCATCATTTTGTTCGATTTTCATAACTTTTATTTTTTATTTAATATATGTAAAGGGATTTTGGAATCCTAGTCTTTACTTAGAGTAGAAATGGCTTTTGAAATCTTAACACAATCTTCAAACATCTGTCTATCTTCATAGTATTTGATATTATCTTTTAATGTGTCTACAAAAAACTCCTTTTCCAACGTTATATCAAACGTAGCATTTTCTTCAGCGCATTTTACAGAAAGCACATGAACGCGTTTTTTACGCGTTTTAATGTTTCTTATAATGGATTCTACTAATGCCTGAGCAATTCTAAAATCTTTATCATTCACTAGACTTTGGAAGTCTTCAATCGATGTTACTTTAAACTCTTTTGGTTTTGTCATAATTAGAATAAGTTTAAAAATTTTAGATCTATTTTTTTTTCTTTTAAGCGTTGTTTTCGTTCTTCATGTTTCAACATTTGGGTAGCTAAACGTTCTAGATGCTCTGATTTTTGAGCTTCATAGTCTTTAACTAGCTTATCATGTTTTTTATGTTTCATCTATTATAAATATTACTAAAATCTTGAAATTAAACTACTTCCATCATCTTCTGGTTTTGGAGGTTCATATAACCCTAATTTAGCTAATTGTTCTTTTTGGTAATCATCTAATTGAAAATCAATTGCATCACTTGTTCCATTTGTTGGAGAATGTGTTTCTAATTGATTGATATCACTCTTATTAAAAATATCTCCATGATTTAAAAAATAACAGTTATAACATAGAAAACGTATATTTCCTAAGTTATAGTGGTTTGAATCGTTGTCTTTAAAATTTAATATAAGAGGTATTTTATAATCACTTACTCGTCTTTCATGAAACCCACACATTGAACATTCCTCTTTCAAATGACCTTCCTCGATCATTTTTTTCTTAATCAATTCAGGTTTAAAATGTTTTGCTGATAATCTTCCCTCAATTACATCTAATACATTGAACTGATGTTTATATGCATTATTACCTGTTAAAAATTTTGGAATACCTTTACCACATTGGTTTTTATGTACTTCAAATAAACTTCTCCCCCCTTCAAATTCGTGATATTGTTTAGCCCATCCTTTATAGTGGATATAACTAACATTAAGGTATCTAGCAGCTGACTTATTAGACTTTGTATGTCTCATAGCCAGTTGGATTTGTTCCTTAGTTAAGTCTTTTCTAATAATTGACATATTTAATCTTCTAGTTCAGGTAATGTTTCTCCGTCTTCTGTTTGAGGAATAAAAGTGTCTGGATATTCAGAAGGAATGACATCGAAATCTGTTTTATTAAATTTCCTTTCAGCTTCTTGAAACTCATTAAATTCACTTCTTTCCATAATAACAGTTTCAGTGTAGGTATGATCTCCTTCACCTTTAGTTACTGTAATACCTGCTTTTTTATCTACACTAGAACATTTAACACATCTCGTAGCGTTAGGAAATATTTCTAGTCTTTTTGGGTGAATATCTTCACCACATGATGTACATGCTTTCATTCTTTTTCTTTTGATTTAGTTAATTTTTCTAAAAATTCCCATAGTTCTTTTGGGGTTGATAAATTGAATGTTTCTTCAACATCTTTTGTTGAGACTACTAATGGGTAAACATTTCCCTCATTATCTAGTCTACCAAATATATACCACAATATAATTTCACTTTTCCACAACCCAAATTTAATCATAATTAAATCTTCAATTATAGAATAGTACCCTTCCTCAAATTCGGATAGGTTAACTTTGAACATCTCATACATTTTGTTTGAGTTAGCCCATTGTTTTTCAATATTATTAATAATTTCAACAAATAAGTCATATTCAGAAATAGTAATATTTTTTTCTAAACGTTTATTTATTTTTAATTTTTTTCCAAAGTTATTTAGATTCATATTCTTCTATATTATATATTTTTGCAAAATCATCTTCACTTAATCTTTTTCTCAAAGCAAAATATTCTAATGCTCCTTGATATTCCATTGATAATACTTTATCAAGTGGTTCTTTTTTAATATCAAATTTATGGTAGTAAAAATATTTTTTATACATTTTCTTCTTTTTTTTAAATATATGATAAAAGATTTTATAAGCCTAGCTTTATAAAAATTTTGTATTATTTGCTGAGTTATGTTTTATATATTCACCCCACTTATATTTAGCATAAGCATGTCCGTTTTGTTCTGCTATTTGACGTTTTTCTCCATTAACTGATACTGAGGCGAAATGGTAAAAATTCACATCATATACTCTTAACATTCTAAATTTTGCTAATTCACATTTAAGAAAAAAGTCCCAATCACTAACCATTCCTTCTTCATAATTCTCATCCCATCCTCCTAACTTCAGATAATTTATCTTAGACATAAATATAGGTAAAGTAGAACCCATATTGTTGGGTTTAAGATTAGATAATGTCCTTTCATATCTCCAAAATGCTTCTATATCAAATCGTTTTGGATTAGTACCTAAATCCTTTATAACAAATTGGTTAAACATTGAAGGATAAGGTTCGATTTGATTTGGGGAAATACAAATGTCAGGTTCATTTTGACTGTATTTCTTATAGTGTGCTTCCAATTTTGTATCCCAATCTTGAGGAAATACATTATCATCATTGACTATTAAAATCAACTCATTAGTCGCATTATAAACGCCTAAATTAGTTCCTCTACACAGTCCTACATTTTGTTCTAGATTTAGGATTTCAATTGATTTAGCGTATTTTTCCAATACATCTTTATTGATATCGTAAAATCCATCTACAACAACTATAATTTGATTTTTATTTTTCTGACCTTTAGTTACTGACCATAGACATAATTCTAGTGCGTCTGGTGACTTGTAGGTTGGTATGATTACGCTTATAGCCATATTAATTTATTCTTTCTAAAATTACCATTCCTGGATGAATTTCCATATGTTCTTTAATTTTCCATTCTTCTTTATGAGTCTCAATAAATTCATTTACTGCTGGCATTAAATTAAATGCTACAGTATCGTGACACATGATCCAATACCTTACTCTTGAATGATGTAAATTAAGTTCCTTAATTAGATGTTCATTAGTATGGTCTGTATCTATAAATAGTAACTCAGTTGGTTCAATTTCAACTTCTAAAGTACTTGCTAAATGGAAATCATATTTCACTCCATTCTCTTCTGCTATTTCATAAACTTCATTTATGTTTGCTCCATGAACCTCAGGATGATTGATGTCGTATGAAACCATTCTTTTAGGTAAACCTGATAATAGGCCCCAAGTTGAAACGATCCATCTTACTCCGAATTCAGTTACATGTTCACATGCTTCAGAATACTGTCTTAATGTTGGTATGAACATATCAATGTCTGATGGTGTTCTTTCTGCTCTGTTGTATTTTTCTTCTAGTCTATTCATTGTTTTTTTTATTTATCCCATTTAATTAAAGGACTAAGCCACTTTGACTCAGTATGTGTTGAAACTGCTGGTATTGAACTTATTAATACTTTACCTTTTTTATCTCTTAAATTTAAAAAGGCATAAAACGATCCTAAACTTGGTGTATCATGAGTACATTGTTTCCAAATATCAAAATCTTCTTTTATATGTTTTGCTTGTGTTAAAAATGTCAAACATGTTGAATTGGTCATTTTCCAATGACTTGAAGCAGTTAATAATACTCTAGTAACTTCTCCTCCTGATTCAATATGTGGATTTCCTCCTTGATCTGCATTTATATATTTATCTGGATGGTCATATCCTGTTACATAATTTGCTCCGGTTAATAAACCTTCAAATAAAACCTCTTTAGCATAATGTTTATGTAGATAATCATCTTCTACAATATAAACCAAATCATCGTCATTTAATTTTTTAACACGTTCTAATAAAGTAACAAAACTTTCTGATGATGTTTTTGAGTGTGTTTCTTCAAAATTAACTTTTAGGCCTTTTAATTTTTCTATTACTTCTTCACTGCAATTATCTGCTTGTATAAATAAATTTTCAGTTCCAAATATTTCAATAAAATTAGATAAACATTCCATTTTTGAAGAACCTTGTATTTTACCTTTAGCTGTGAATGCATTCTTACTACTCAATCTATAAAATACATTCATTGGTTTTGGTTTAATATATCCTAAACCACAACTTCCATAAAATCCTTTTTTAATATATAAAGATTCAGGATAAGTATTATCAAATGCTTCTCTTTCAAATGTAGCTCCAATATGTTGAGTAAATGAAACATATGATTTTTCTTTAGCTGATGCTAAATTAGTTAAAGCATATTCGTGATAAAATATAGGTGTAGTAGGAAATGTTTTTGATAAAGCACCTGCTATATCATAACAGAATTTTTGAGCGTGGTCTGCGTCTATGAATATCATACCGTATGCTGTATCCCAATTATCCTTAATATAATCTACCCCATCTACTCCAAATTTAGTTACAATAAATCCATTATCAACATACTTTCTAAATAATGAAATACCTGCTTCATAATTATCTGTTGAAATATCTGCTGTTTCAATATATCCAGCTAAAAAACCATTCATTTGTAATGCTCTAGCCATTATAACTGTTGAACATCCTGCTGCTGTACCTACTTCTAGTATGTATTTAGGTTTATTTACTCTAATCCAAATATATAAAACTTTCCCCTCGTTATAGTCGATTGGACCTGCTCCTGCTAAATGACCTGAACCTGCTGATGATTCGTTTATAACTTGGTTTAAATATTCTCCATTAAAGAATTCATCATATTCTTCTTCATATTTTGAATAGTCTCCAAATTCATCAGTTAGTTGTTTGATGATTTCTGGATCTTTAATGTACTCTGCTTGTAAATCTTTTAGTAATTTCATTATATATATTTTATGTTTGGGAATGAATTCTCTCTTGGTCCACTTATCATTTCAGTACAAATAATTTGAGAATATCTGCATATCATCTCAAACATTGAACTTTGGTATCCTATATTTACTTTTGCTTTTGAACGAATATATAATTGGACTCTTAATGATGTTGGTATTTTATTAAAATCTAAAACAACGTTTATATTATTTTTAAATGGAGTTTCTTCAATATCTACTCCTCCATAATAAACGTATTTTAATTTATATTTATCTAATTCTTCAATTATTTTGTTATTTTTATCATCTCCGAAAAATTCTCCTTTTTTTAATTGACTGCTAGTACAAATAAAACCTCCAAATTCCTCATCTCCGACATATTTGTTTATTAATTCATCTCCTTCATTTTTTTCATCTTCACTGAAATACAATTCCGGTTCATAATCAAAACATTCCTCTTCTTTGAATCCCCAAAATAACATCATTTGTTTTATAAGAGAAACATTTATATTTTCTGGGTCGAATATTCTATAATGATCATGAAATATTTCTCCATCAAATGAATCAACTATCCCATCTACATAAGGATTATTAATAAACACCCTTTTAACATTTTGTTCTGGTTGAGGCCAATGTGCCCAACCATCACCAAAAAATTCCTTAATTAATTTCTCACTTGGGGTATATATTTTACAGTGTGGGTATTTTTGTTTTAATAGTCTAGGTAAAGCAGATATGATGCCCCAGTCACCTAATCCATTACATAATCTTGTTATGATAAATTTTCCTTCTGCAATATAACCATCTGGTATAAATGATGGATCATTTTTAGGGAAACCTAATTTAGGTACTTCTCCTAAATTTGAAACTCTGTTATCATTTAGTCGTAAAAAACTTGGCATATTATTTTGTAAATATTGATAATGAAGGAAAATTTGAATTTAATATTTCATAATTAACTATATCCTTTACTGAGTTAATTGGTCTAGCTTTATATTTTATCATCCATTCTACTTTGTCTCTTTCTTCACTTCCTCCTTCAAAAACAACAGTTTTATTTTCTTCTAAAGCGTTATATGTTCTTAAGATAGTATCACCTGTATTAGATATATCTAAATGCATTAAATCAAATTCTTCAGGATTTAAAAGCCATTCGTTGTAATCTTTTTTAGTAAATACAACATAATCTTCTACTCCATACTTATTAACATTATCTATTGTTTGTTGGATACTTGAATGTTTATATTGATAATCTTCCCATAAATCATAACAATGTAATTTTCCTTCTCCTAATTCTTTTAAGGCTAAAGCAATTGCTACTGTTGAATATCCATATAGGCATCCAAATTCAATTACTTTTTTAGGTTTAAGTTTTAAAACTAAATCATATAAGTCTTTACCTATATTATTTTCTCTATATGATGATTCTATTTCTGGATTGATATACATTATTTTTTATAATTACTGTAGTTGATGCAAAAGTTATTTTCTAAATCCCAATTGTTATTTCCTAAATAAACTAATTCTCTACCAGTTATTTTCTTTATGTTATTTGTAAATTGAATTTCATGACCTATTGAGTGAGCTCTATTAAAACCCTCATATATAAATGGATTATCTAAATATGTTTCTTTTAAATTTTCTGTTGATATTAAACCTACTCCTCCATGTGCGTGTTCAGGATGATTTTCTCCTCTACTTACTCCAACTAAACCTAAAAAACCCATATCTTGTTTCTCAAATTCATTTATTAGATAATCTAAATAATTTACTTGACCTCCAATTAAAATATCATCCTCTGTAAATATATAATAATCATATTTGTCTTTATCTTTATATTTTGAATATATATCTAAATATGCTCCAAATGAACCTCCATTATTTGGTCTAGTAACTAATTTTACTTTTTTATATTTTTTAACTAATTTTTTTAATTTATCATTAGCTTCTTCATTTCCAACATCATTGTTTACAATAATAGTGTCCATATCCACTCCTGGTAGAAATGTTTTATCTAATTCTAGAGCTGCTTTTAACATATCTAATATAGAAGAAACATTATGATGTTGTTCATGATGAGGATATTCATTTTTTCCTCCTCTATTTCTATCTAACAATGCTGTTACTATTACTTTACAAACTTTCATATTTCATTTCTATATATTTTCTTTCTCTTATATATTTTACATTTCCTGTTTCTATGAAACCTAAATCTAAATATAATTGTTTAGCAAAGTTATCTTCAAATACCCATAATTTAGGAATAAATTTAGTAGATAAAATATGTTTATAAGCAAGTTTAGCATATCCTTTTTTTCTATGGTCTGGATGAATATCAACTCCTACATATTCTTTATCTATTCTAACATAACCTACTTTAGTATCTCTAACTATAATTATATACCAAGGCTCTTTTAAATTTTTGAACCATTCCTTACATTGCTCTAGAGTAAAAATAGAATCATTTTCTAAATTAATTCTTGTAGATTCGTGGTTTCTAACTTCGAGTAGAAATGGAAGATCCTCTTCAGTAAGTATTTTTAATACCATTACCAACCTTTTTTAATACATTCGACTATATATTCTCTATCTTCTTTAGTTACCCACCATCCTACTGGAAGTGAAGATAATCTTGGAGTAATTTTATCTAAATTAGGTAACATTGCTTTATATTCACCTAAACATGAATGTATATCATTTCTTTCGTGTACTTGAGATGTTGCTATACCACATTCTTTCATGTATTTATAGAAATCTTCTTTTCTATCTACTAAAATTGAATATATCCAAAATGAAGATTCTCTTTCTGAATGACGTTTTAGTAAAGTAATACCAGGTATATTTTTAAGAGCTTCATCATAATAGGCTGCATTTTCTTTATGTTTAGTAGTAATTTCATTTACATGTTTGAAATTTTCCATTCCTATTGTAGCGTTAACATCATTCATATGGAATTTAAATCCCCATTCTTCAATATTTGCTTCACATCTAAAATCTTTTCTATTAGATTCTCTATCAATACCATACCATCTTAGTAATTTTGATCTCTTATATAAGTTCTCATAAGGTAAAAATAATAAACCACCATCTACTGATGTAACGTGTTTAATTGCTTGTAGACTGAATGTACTTATATTTCCGTGATTTCCTATTAATTTACCTTTATACTTACTTCCAAATGCATGAGCACAATCTTCAATTACTGCTGGTTTGAATCCAAACATTTTAAATGCTTTTTCTTGGATTTGTTTTAGTTTATCTAAATCAATCGGATATCCTCCCCAATGAACCACCATAATAATTTTAGTTTTGGCAGTTATTTTTCTTGATAAGTCATCTAAATCCATATTCAATGTTTCCGGATCTACATCTACCCATTTTATTTTCAATCCATTAGCCAGAATTGGAAAATTAGTTGCTGTACATGTAAGAGGTGTTGTTAATACTTCGTCTCCTTCTTCTAGTCCAGGCCAATGTGAAGTTATAGTTCCTACTCCATCAAATTGAACTAAATTAGTAGAAGGTGCTCTTAACATATGGAAAGCTAAATGTTCTGCTGATGTAGCTGAATTTAAAGTAACTATATAGTCATTATTAAAATATGCTCCTAATTTCTTTTCGAATTCGTCTACTTTAGGTCCTTGACCTATATATCCACTGTTTAATATTTTAGTAACTTCTTCTCCAGCTGTTGGAGACATAAATACTTTGAATAAAGGAATGTCTTTTTTCATATCGTTGAATAAAATTGGTTTTGTTTTGTTTGTTTTTCTATTGTTTTAGTATGGTTTAGAGAATATTCTTCCTCTAAAGGTAAATGAGTATATACCTTGAATCCATCTAAACGTTCGTGTACTTTATTTACCCATTTAATTTCAGGAGTATTTTTATAGATACGCCATTGTAAATCAGGCCAGTTAATTGCATAATCTTCCCCCATTTTCCATCCCCAACCATGAACATGTTCTGGTGTAATACCCATTACATAATTTTTTCTTGGTACTAATAATACTTCTATTTCTGGATTTTCCTCTAATAATGTAGGTAATGTTTCTAGTAGATATGGGTTTGGAATTTCGTCTGCGTCTATTTGAAACACATAATTACCTTTACAATTTTTTGTTAAGTTATTTTTAAATGAAGCAAAATCATTATTTAATGGAAAACTTACAAATTTAATTTTCCCTAAAAACATTAACTCATTGATGTAACTTTGTACTTGTACATTTTCAATTGATGGATTAGTTAATTCATCTTGTTGAACTACTATCTCATCTTCCTCACGTTTATGTTTGAGTAAGTGAGGAATGAGTTTTTGAATTTCTTCTAATTCATTACAGACAGTTATTGCATAACTAATTTTCATAACTTTTTATTTAATATAATATATAAAAAATTTTATAAAAAGCCTATTTTAAAACATCTATATATTCTAAAGCTTTTATAAATTCAGTTCGTTCAAAACTTTTTAAGGTTGTCATATCCATTCTCCATTTATAATATTCTCCTTTTTTTCCTTTAATTGGATATTTTTCCTTTTCTTCATCTTTCACTTCAACTGCTCTTACAGCTGCCCATTTAGCATTTTCAGCATTTGAACCATTATAAAATACCATCCCACTTTGAGGAACATTTATAGTAGTAGGCATCCATACTAAATCATCTGATGCTTTAAATATTACATCTTTATATAGATCTGGTAGTACTTCTAATTGTTGAGTATAGAATTCTTCTCCTTCTTTCATTAAAGAGTTAGTAGTATATCCACATCCAAAACAACTATATGTTTTGATGGTTGGTGAGTTTTCAGTTACGTAACATATATCACTTTCGCAACATGGGCATTTAATTAAGTTATCTTCCATTTTATTTTTTATTTATTAATGTTTCAAAATATGTTCTATTTACTGACATATACTTGTCTTTTTCTTCTTTGCTATTAATTTTACCACATAATTTTCTATATTTATCTAGTAATTCTTGATTTGGTGTTTTACGTTCAACTAGATGAGAATAGTTTTGCATAATATGTTCTCCTACTAATCTTTCACTTGTTAGTTGATTTAGTCTATCTATAAACTCACGTCTTAAAGTACGAAAATTTAGAAAAAATGTTTTTATTTTTTGCATTATATTTTAGTTAAATTTGGTAATGATATTTTCTTAAGCATTGGTAATTTAAGTGCTTGATGTTTCGGAAATTCAGGTACTCTACTTAAATATTCTTTCATTTTCTCAGTCATTTTCTCAAATGAGAAATTTTGTTTAGAATAGAATCCTTGACGTTTTCCTCCATCAACATATACCTTATAATTTTCAAACATGTCTTTTAAGTAATGCCCTATCGAAGCATAATCTGGTGAGAACCATTTACCATCTTTTACCAACATTGTATTAGCAGCACTTGGATGAACATTAGTTAATGTACCTTTTATCAATTGAGTAAATTCTGGATTTAAAAAATCTAAATGTCCGCTCCATCCTGTTGTAAGTAGAGGTTTTTTAGATTGAGTAAATTCTAATAATGGTCTTCCAAATCCTTCCCCTTTAGTTAATGAAACCATTGCTTTCACTTTTGGATGATTATATATCTCATTAATTTCAGCATCTGTAAATTCACCATGCAATAAATATATTTTAGGTAAATTATCTGATTTTACAGTTCGTTTAATAATATTGATACGTTTTAAAATTTCATCTCTATCCATATAAGAAGAACCCATTAAAGACGTTTTTAAAATTAGAGCTGGAGGTTTCTTAGTATTTTTAAATGTCTCTAAGAAAGATTTAATTAACAGTCCTACGTTTTTTCTATCTTCACCTAAATCTCCTGGCAGCCAGTGACCTAAATATAAGTAACAGAAATCTTCAGGTATTGAATTTAAATCACCAATGTTTAAATTTGGTTTATCTAAAAACTTATAAATGTTTGTATCTATTCCTTCAAATATAACTTCTATAGGTGTTTTTACTTCTATAACAGCTTCTAATTGTTTAGTATGTTCATTTACTTTATTATATTTACTTGCTAGGAATCCTTTCTTAGAATGTTCAGATGAAACTAAAACTAAATCCATTCTGTTTACTCCTTCTACCCAATCAGCAGGTACAATATCTATTTCTAGACCTGCAGTGATTCCAATGTTAAATTTTCCTGCTTTTTGGAACTCATTAGGCACTGTAATCCAAATCATAACATCTGGTTGTGCACTTAACTGCATTGTAGGTAAAATGTACTCATTTAAGAAATGCCACTCTGGGTTATCGTTGATGAAATTTGTAGGTGTGTTTCCCCAATTGCAGGATAGTATTTTAATATCCCATTCATCCTTTTTCAATTCAATAATTGATTTAACTGTATCTCTTGATCTTGCTCCATAACCTGATAAGGTATCTACAGGAGCGTAAATTACACAACTAGTTTTGTTCATATTCTTTTATAAATTGGTTATAAATTTCTTTTTGTAATTCATTTGACATAAAAATAAAATCTTCTAGATGTTGTCTATCACTTACATATTTAACAAATTCTATTGCTAATTCCATAACTAGTAATTAAGTTTATGATTTAATTCTCTTTTTTCTATTTTATCTGTATCTAATAATTCGAAATTTTTTCTGGGTTTCCAAGTTGAAAATAAAGTATCTATATTTTCTATGATACGTTTCCCCATTTTTTCTCCTGTGAATCCTGCTTCATCACCTACAGCCCATTCTCTTCCCATTAATCCTCTTTTCACACGTTCTTCTTTTTCTAACTTATAAACATTTAATATTTGTTCAGCAGCGTCTTCAGCTGTACATCTATCATCCCAAATATAAGGAGTTTCAGGTGAGCCTTGAATTGATCTATTTGTTGGATATACTGGAAATGCCCATTCACCGTGATTTTTTAAAGTTCCGTTGTGGTTAGATGGAAAATCAGCGTCTACTTCCATCCATTTACCATCTTTTGTAAATCTCATTTGGTCTTGCATTCCACCTGTTACATTTGCTATAATTGGTAAACCACATAATAAAGCTTCAGTTAATGCTAAGCCCCATCCTTCATTTGATGTTAATAAAATTTGAGCATCTGACATATTATATAAGAAACTCATATGGGTTGGATCTAGTCTCTGATCTGAAAATATAATGTTATATTTTTCTTCTCCTTTAAAGAAGAAATCACATACTGCTCCTAAATCTGTTCCATTTCCATCTACTACTTGTGTATGTAAAATAAAAGCACATTTTTTAGCTTTTTCTTCTGGTAAGTTATCAATAAATAACTTATATGCTAATAAAGTATCAGGTATTTGTTTTCTACGAATATTTCTTGAATTGAAGAATAGAATAAAATCATATTCTTTTCCTTTCAACATATTATCTTTAAATTTTAGAAATTCTAAATATTTAGGTGAGCCAAAAGGTTCTTGACTTATTGGTTTAAATACATTTTCATTTAGACCATGAGGTACATATTCAATTATTTTGTCTTTAACCTTATCTCCTAATACTAACTTATTAATGTTAACAGTTTGTTTAGAAATTCCTAATAAAGCATCACATGCCTCATAGAATGGTCTGTTATACATTGGTGCTGGATAATTATCCCATATGTTTAGGTAAATAATAGGAATGTGTTTTCTAATTTCATTTTCAATTTGAAACAACCAAGTAAAATATCTTGGGTCAGTAATTAAAAATATAGCATCTGGTTTTTCGTCTTTAATAAGTTGTCTTATTAGACGTGGTTCACCATATCCTTCTGTTGGATATAAAAATATACTTGAATCCGTTAGCCCAGTTTGAGCATCATTATCTTGTGATAAATCGAATTTTTTTCCTTTTTCTGGATGATTCATAGCACCTGCTACTTGTACCCAATTGAAGTGGTGTGAGGTGTTCATTACTATTTCTCTAGCAACTGTTGCTACACCTGAATGTACTCTGATATCATCACATATTAGTAAAATTTTGCGGCGTTTTTCCTTAGGAATATAACCTAATTTTTCTTTCATAAATTTTATTTTTTATTTAATATAACTAATTTTCTTTATATTTCCAAATGTAACCATAAGATGTTTTTTGGTTTTTTAATAAACAATTAGAAATTCCACTTTCATTAACATTTAGTTCTTTAGAAGCATGTCTAATCGATTCATATTCTTTAATAAATCTCCCATCTAGATCATATTGAAATATAGGTTTCATTAATTTAAAAAGCCATTTTTTTGATTTATAAAAATCTTTATTTTTTATTAAATGACCTAATTTTAAATTAACAATATGTTCTTCTGAAAATTTTTTATTTTTGAATCTTTCTCTAGTATCAGGTCTATATTTTCCTTTTAATGCTTTAGACGTACCTGGTTTAGGTTTGCCTTTCCCTCCAGAATTAGGTTTAGGTTTTCGCATTTTTTGTTTAGTTACTTCAGTATGAAAATTAGGTCCACTTCCGCCTTTATTATGGTTTAAAACAGTAAAACCTAAAAATTTATAATACTCAATCCAAAAACATTCTAATGGTTTCCAATCTTCACGATTTAAACTTTGTACTTCATCTATATAAGAATATTCTATATCTTGACCATATATTTTTTTATGATCTGCTTCTCGTGAATTTATAGTTTTACCTATATATAATTTAGAAGAATCTCCAAAACAATTAGTTATTAAGTATATTTTTGTTTTTTCTATAACGCTGTCGTGCTTTTTCATCTTGTTGTTCCTTATTTTCCCAATAATGATCGTGAGCGCGTTGTTTTTTAACTGCTTGTTTTTCAACTTCTGTTAAATATTTTTTTAGACGTCCCATTTTATCGGTTATAAATATATAAGGATCTAACAAAGATCCATAATAACTTTTATTTTAATCTTTGGTATTTAAGTGGTGGTTGGTAACTTGTTTTCTAAATTCTTCATTATTAATATATAAATCAATTGCTCGATTTACAAGCTTATTTAAATTAAATTTTCTCCTTACTCCTTCTAATTTGAAGGCATTGAATAAATCTTCATCAACTTTAACTGAGGTAAGAATTTCTTGTTTTTTTATCATAACATTATCTTTGTATATACATATATACGAATTTCATATTAAACGCCTTTATTACATAACTCCTTTTTATTTTTGAATTGGCAATATTGACAACTAGATTTACTTGGTGTTGCTTGATGATCAGTGTTCTTATATGAACCGTCTATATTAAATACATTTTCTATAAATCCAGTTAATGCATCTTTAGATTTTTTCATTTTTGTTTTTCCATTTGCTGGTACAAACGATTGAACACGTTTTTGAGGAAATTCTGATTCTTCCCAAATTTTCCTTTTCAATATGAAAAATTCAATATCTATATGATCTATATCTACTCCAAACTGTTCACTAAAAAACTGTTTATATAGTAGTAGTTGGAATTGTTTAACTTCATCTTTCTTTTCCTTATCTTTCCATCCACGAGTACTAGTTTTTATATCGTATATAACAAATTTCTCTGAAGGTTCGTGATATAATACTAAATCTATAAATCCATTAAATAAAACGTTGTTATACCGTTTATCTGGTGGTAATACTACTGGTATCTCGACACCTACAAAGTGCCAATCTCTTATACTAAAATAACTGTTACGTTTCTTTTTGATATGTTCTAAAATTTTAAGTCCATCTTCAAAAAATTCCCTCATTTCAGTTGGATTACTAAAATGTACTTTCTTATTTTCGTTGTATCCATCAGCGTATGCTTTTTGGAATGCGTCTTCAAAATATTCTTCCAAATTGATATTATCTGCTTTAGCTCCACTTTCATTGTACGTTACTGTTAAGTAATGCTGTAACGTTTCATGTATAGCAGTTCCAAAAGTCATATTGATAGATTGAGAACGAATTTTCTCTCCATCCCTGTACTGGAGTGCCCATCTTTTTGGACACCCCATAAACATTGACATCTGGCTGTATGAAAGTGATTTTTGAAAAGCAAAATTAATTTCCTCAACTTTATGTTTTTGGATTTGTTTAATTATACTTGGAATTTGTTTTGCTTTAGACATATGGGTTGTAGTATTCAGGTACGTATCTTGGATCGTTTATATTACTAACCCAATCTATTTCTTTAATTGGTAATTCATTTGTTATAATACAAGTGTCCTCACAATCGTACCAATAATCATCTGGGTCTCCTTCAAAATGGAATTCAGCAAAATTTCTTCGTGTGTCACTAAATCCATCTATTTTACGAATGGTTTCTTTTGTGTAACTTGCATAAAATCGTTTACCATAAGCACCTACATAATTTTTGTAGTGAGTAGGTTCAGTATATTTATCTACACCTAGTTGAAGTTTTTCTCTGTCTTCAGGTGGTACTGAGGGAATTTTACGTCTTGGTTTTTTCATTTATAAAATACCTTTTAATTTTAACATTTCTTCTACTTCTCTCCAATCAACAAACGGTCTTTCAATTTTCCAATCATACATTAATGGACATCCTAAAGCAGCGTCATCAATATAAAGTTGAGCATAACATTTTGGAGATGAAGTCCATTCTTCCTGACCTGGATTTGACTGAATTCCATATAATGGAATTCCATTTGATTGGAACCATTCTAATGCATCCCACAATCCTCCATTTTCGATTTTTCCAGTAACAGGTGAGATACCTTCTTTATGAGAACGCATTGTAAATAATATTAAATTATGTCCCTTTGCTACTAATGCTTTTAATACAGGTACCGCTCCTATATCTTCACCTACTTTAGGATATTCATGTGTTACACATGTTCCATCAAAATCTATAGCTATATCCATTTTACCAATCGTATTTAAATGATTTCAATTTACCTTTCATTATTTCATATCCAATTTCTTGGAATATGGATTTATCTTCTTCTTTATATCCCCAATAATCATTTTCTTCTCCATAAAATGCAAAAGCAAATGGTTCATCCATAAAATCACTAATATCGGTAGTTTCATATCTATTAAACCAATCACTTCCTATCTCATCCATATATTCCCTTAATTTTGGAAATTTTGATCTTAAAGGTAAAAAATCTTGTTCATCCGTATCAGCATTGCTTTCCCACCAAATCTTAAATTTATCAATTGGTGATTTAGCTTGATTCATTAGTTGTTTTTCTAATTTAGATTTTTGTTTTTCTAAAGTTGAAATTTCTTTATCAATTTGCTTGATTGCACTTTTAATTTCTTTTACTTTTTCCATAATCCTCTATCCACTAATTGAGCTATAATACCATAGTTAGTAAGATCTTGATATGTATCAGTTAATGCTTCATTTTGTGCTTTACGACTTGTAATGATTAGATTTTTCCATCTGCTTATCTTATCATTTAGTCTAAAAAATAGACCTGTTAAAGCAAATTGTTTTTCATCATCATTAGATAACTGAGTCCCAGCTGCTATGTTAGTTAAACCATAGTCAAGATGTTTTTTAGCAAATAACTCATACTGTTCCTTCATTATTTTCTTATATCCACTTGCAATAGTAGGATATTCTGCTTCGAGTTGTTCGATAACTGATAGTTCTTTTTCTGCCATTAGTTTTGTCCAATTGAATTAGCCATATAAGATGTGGCTGATGTGTATGTAAAATTTTGAGGTGTTCTTGATGTTAAAACACTATTGCCGTTATGAAGTGAATTTCCAAAATTTTGATTATGGTTATATGTACCATTACTAGTAGTGGAGGCTATTAAATTCACTTCTACTAAAAAGGGCGCATCATGATCTCAATTTGATCAAGTTGGTCTTTTTTGTCAGCAGGTATTTCCATTGATGCAGCCATTAAAGCTGATGGTTGAGTTTCTGCTAAAAGCAATTTTGGTTCTACTAATACTTTAGATTTCAAACCTTCTTCTTTTGATTGTTTTTCTGTTGGATGCCATAGGATAGCATACTGGAATAATAGTGATTTTTTCATTTTTATTTGTTTTTAGTTAATCGTTTAAGTTCTTTTTTAGTTGCATCTCTTTCTCCCCAAATTTCTTTAGTGTCGAACCAAGCAATACTTCTATTACCGTTTTCATCTACTTTGTAACCATTTGAGAAAAATTTTACACCTTTCAGGTATGCTTTAAGATGTAATTTTTCATGTTTTTCTTCTACTCGTGATTCGAAATTGCCTGTTTTGCCTCCGAAACTTCTTTGTTCTACTTTCATAACTTTAGTTTTTCTTTTTTAATTTCTAATTTAATAATTTTCTCTATTTCTATATCTGCTATACTTAGCTCTTCACATATTTTACTCAAAGGATTAGTAGAATCTAATGGTAGTCTATTTTTTCTTATTTCATTAAGTTCTACTAATAAATTTTCTAATATTTTAATTCGTTCACTCATTTCAGTAATTTTTTAATTAACTTATCTTCCACTCCTTTTTGTACTAATATATTTTCAATCCATTCTTTATCTGTTAACTCAACATAATCTGCTGCTTCATAAGTTGAACATTCAAAATATTCAGCTATATAAGGTAATACTTCAGTTGGTACTTTTGATTTAGTTGATTTAATATAAGGTGAATAAGTGTTTTTAGATTGTGGTATAAAACTTTTATATACATCATAAATTTTCTTACTATCCTTTAAATTTAAACCTTGAACATAATTAACAATTTCTATATATTTAGGATTCATACTCAAAAATTTATGAGTCATATATCCATTAAATACTTTTTGTTCCTCAGGACTAAATGTTTCCCAATTAGGTTTAGTATCAATGATTGCTTTTAGAAAATCAAATATGTTAAACTGTTTTGGTTTCGATACCTTTATTGTACTCTTCATATTCAGTTCTAATTTCTTTAGGTAACATTTCTGTTAATATTTTTCCTGATTTAATATCAATAAATACAGGAATTGGAATAACTGCATCCTCGCTAGTTCCAGCTAGAAACTTACTCATTTTTCTTAGTACTACTGCTTCTTGAAATATTTGATTTCCATCTACTGATGATATTGCTGTGGTTTGAGTAATATCAATATTCATTTTTGGTTTATTTTCCATCTTATAGTGTTTTAATTATTTCTAATATTTTTTTTCTGATTTCGTCTTCTTGTTTTTCATCAAAACCTAATCTACTTATAACATTATCTGTCCCATAAATCACTTCTACATGTAATAAAGTAGCTAATACTTCAATTGTTCTTATTTTATCTAACATTTGTTCTTCCTCCTATTTGAGATGGTTGTTTATATACATTTTTTCCTGTTTGGATTTGTCTTGACAGTAATGCTGCCATAAAACATTCGATGCGTTTTTTAACGCTTGTGTTTGATCGTTTAGCCATTTTTTATCATTTGTTTATTTATATATGCGTCTTTAAATGCTTTTACTGATGCGAATTCGGAATTTAGATGTTCAATTACTTCTTCCATTAATTTATAATCTTTTCCATCATTGAGTTGATTTGAACTTTTTATTAATAATGAAACTCCTGCTACTAACATATGAGTTGCTTCATTAACTGTAAGGTTATCTTGTTTGGCAGGAAATCCTATACTAACATTTATTTTACCTGCTATTTCTGGATCATTTTCCATATTTACAATTATTGAATATTTAACTGATTTCATCATATTACTTTTTTAGTATTTATAGTTTCTAATACACGAGAAATAGTACTCATGATATTTATTTCTTTATCTAAAACAAAATGAGCACGATACGTTCCTTCTTCTAAAATACAAACTAATTCACCATCATTATTTTTAGAGTAACCGTCTAAATTCTCATATAAGAACCTATAAAGATCTTCAAAATCATTTAAATCAGAATTAGCGATAATTTGTCTAATGTTATTAAAACTTTTAAAAGACGGTTTTTTTAGTTCTTCTAATATTTTCTCTTTATAATTATCTACTGAATTTATAGATTTATCTAATGTTAGAACTCCATCAATAGTATATTTTTGACAGTTGTTAATTATTTTTCTAAAATCAGGATGAAATTTATTGATTATCGTTGCTAAATCTTCTAGTTCAAATTCGATTCCCTCAGTAGTTAATATATCAGATATTTTTTCTGCTATAATACGTTTTGTAGGAGGAGCCAAATCAAATTCCTGACATCTGCTTCTTAACGGTTCAATTAAACGTTCTGGATAGTTACCTGTTAATATGAATCTAGTTGTTAAAGCGTATGTTTCCATCATATTTAACAATATTACTTGTGATGCTTGTAAGATGTGAGTTGCTTCATCTAATATCACTATTTTAAGTGGAGCGAATGAACCTGCACTTGCAAATGCTCCTACTTTATCTCTCATCACTTCCATACTGCGTTCATCTGTAGCATTGACATATAAACAATCACAATCAATATTCTTAACTAATATTTTAGCTAATGTGGTTTTTCCTGAACCTGGTTTTCCTGCGAATAGTAAGTGAGGTATATCTTGTTTATCAATGAATTCTTGGAATTTAACCTTAATTTCATCTTTACAAATATATCCTTCTAAAGTGTCAGGACGATATTTTTCATTTAGAATTGTGTGTAACCTTTTTGTCATAACTTTTATTTAAATAAATAGCCCTATTAATAATCCTATTATAAATATTAATATTAATGTTATAATCTGTGCTTTTCTAGCTCCATTATTAAATGGAGGTTCCATTCCTTCAAACATTTAATTTTTTATTTTGAACCGTTTTTAAAATATCTGCTAATTCTTTAGAACATACAATATACGTTCCATGATCTTTTTTCATATTGTCCATTTTCCAACAATACTCTAAAAATAATTCCATAGTAGATTTTTTAATCTCCATATATGTTAAATTTCTTAACAGGTTTTGGTTTTTCAGGTTTAGCCTCTGTAATTATATATAACATACTTGTTGATGGAGATACAATATAATCACCCTTATATCCTGTTTTTTGAAAATATGCTTCAAGTGTATCAGTTAATGTAGGATAAGTTACTCCAGGTAAATCATCTACTAATTCCCACGTATCTCCTTTTATTCTAGTGGCAATAGTTTTTCTATTTTTCATTTAAAACATTCCCTCCATTCCACTAGCTGCTGGTTTTTCTTTAACATTCACTTCCACAATTACTGCTTCAGTTAATAAAACTGTACCCGCTACTGATGATGCATTTTCAATTGCATTACGTGTTACTTTAGTTGGATCTAAAATACCTGCATCTTTCATATTTACAAATTTTTTAATTTTAATATTGTATCCTTTCCATTTATCTTTCCCATCTAATTTATTAATTAACCCATGACATTCTCCTTCAGAATACCCTGCATTAGTTAAAATTTTCATAAATGGAGCACCACATGCTTCCTTAACTATTTTTTTACCAATATGAATATCAGATGCTAAATCTTCTTTTGATATAGTAATTGCTTCACGAGCGTATAGTAAAGCTATTCCTCCTCCAGGTAAAATTCCTTCCTCAATAGCAGCTTTTGTGGCGTGTAAAGCATCATCAACTCTATCTTTAGTTTCTTTAATTTCTAATTCCGAGTTACCACCCACATGTACAATTGCTACTCCACCAATAAATTTAGATAAACGTTCTTGTAGTTTTTCTTTTTCAAATGGTACGACTGTTTTCTCAATTTGTGCTTGTAATTCTTCAATTCTAGATGCTATGTTTTCCTCTTTACCTTTACCATCAACTATAGTTGTTTGGTCTTTAGTAATAGTTACTAGTCGTGCTTGACCTAACCAATCAAATGAAAACTTTTCTAATTTATGACCTTTTTCATTACTTACTACTGTTCCACCTGTCATAATAGCAATATCTTCCATCATCAATTTTCTACGATCTCCAAAATCAGGTGCTTTTACAGCTACTACTTTAAGTGTTCCTCTCATTTTATTTACAATCAGAGTAGATAAAGCTTCTCCATCAATATCCTCAGCAACAAGTAATAATGGTTTATTAACCGATGAAATTTGTTCTAATGCTGGTAGTAATTCTTTTACTTGTGATAATTTTTTATCTACAATTAGAACAAATGGTTCTTCTAATGTACAAGACATACTATTGTTATCAGTAACAAAATAATGTGACTTATATCCTCTATCAAATTGCATTCCCTCTACTGTTTCTAGAAATGTTTCTCCAGATTTAGATTCTTCAATATGAACTACTCCCTCACGACCTACTTTTTCTAAAGCAGTTGCAATCAACTTTCCTACTTCAGGATCATTATTTGCAGATATAGTTGCAATTTGTTCTAATTGATTTTCAGATGTAATATCTTCAGATACATTTTTCTTTAAGAAATGTACTACTTCTTTTACAGCAGCGTCAATACCTCTTTTAATAGCTACTGCATTTGCACCTTTATCAATAAAAACTAAACCTTCATTAATAAGTGATTGTGCTAATAGAGTAGATGTGGTTGTACCATCACCTGCATTGTTACCTGTTTTAATAGCTGCTTGTTTAACCATTTGAGCACCTAAGTTTTCAACTGGATCTTCTAAGTCAGATATTTGTTTAGCAACTGAAACACCATCTTTAGTGCTTCTAATTTCTCCATATTCAGTATAAATGACATTTCTACCATTTGGTCCTAAAGTAGCTGTAACTGCGTCTGCTAATTTATTGATACCTTCTACTAATTTTTTTCTTGATCCGGAACCGTATTCTATTTTCTTATTCATAATTTGTTTTATATGTTTATTCTTCTATAATTGCTAATACATTTTGTTCATTACAACTCCAATAATCTTCTCCTTCTAATTCAATTTTAACAGGACCAATTGGAGGTAAAATTACTACTTGACCTACTTCTAATGTTGAAGGAATAAATAACCCGGTTGCACAATTGTATCCAGGTCCTACAGATACGATTGTACCTCTTAGACCTTTTTCTTTACCTAAATCTGGTACTACAATGTTACCAAACATTTTTTCTTCCTCTTCTTGTGGTTTTACTATAATGTTGGAGAATTTTGCTACTAATTTCATATAATTTTTATTTTTGATTAATATATTGAATTTTATTTTTTAAGCCAAATTAACTTTACATATTTCTTTTAACTAAATAATATGTGGATTTAGTTGAACATGTTTCGAATTCAAATTTTACTAAACCTTCTAAGTTAACAAACATTTTTGCTTTTTCAGCATCTTTATTAACATTCATTATCTCTTTAAATATATCTGAATCGAAATTTAGTTCAAATTCATATGGTAAGTCTTTAGTAGTAAATCCAGTCATGAAATAAGATACCTTATTTGCATATTCAATATCTCCCCCAAATATAAGTTCAAGTTCAAATTGACCATCCATACTAGTAGTTGGTTTCATAACCACATTCTTACTTTCTGGTAGCGCTGATTTAGCTTTAATTATGGCTGTAATACTTTCTAAATTTAAATCAGTTTCTAAATTATATTCTTCAACACCTGAGAATGTTCCTGTTTTGGCTACAGTTAAAGTATCTGCTAATGCATAATTAACTGTAAATTGAGAATCTGATATAATAAGTTTATTAAATGCTTTTCCATTTTTAATATAACTTAATAATAGATCTCCACTTGTAATTCCTAATAGTTTAAGTAGTTGAGATGTATTTGAAATACCTATTGACGAATCTTGGATATCAAAGTTAGAGTGATTTATTTCTCCAATCATTTCTTTAGTTGGAGATGTGAAACGAATGTTTAGGTTGTTTGTTTTAACATCCCATTTAGTAGATTCTACTAAACCGTTGAGGTAATATTTATTAATGATATTTACTAATTCTACTTTATTTATCATATTTTATAATATATTAAAATTTATTTTGTAAGCCAAATCTTGAAGATTATTTTTTATTTTTAATTTCTAATAATATACTTTTATTTCGTTCGATATCTTCTTCACTTCTTTTTATATATGTTTCAATTCGTTCAATTAAGTATTCTATTGTCAATAAATCAGTTATCAAATTTTCTTCACTCGGTGTATAACCAAAATGAAACTTTTTACTGTATTTATGAATGTAAAATTTACCAACAGTTGTTTCTAATACTTTAGTTCCACCATCTCTAATAGTGTCAATTGTTTTAATGATAAAAGGTGTTCCACCTTTTACTATATATTCCTTCATATGTTCTTCTGTCATATTTCTAAAATTTAAAAAATTTATTTACATGAGGATTTAATATAACCCATTCCCATTTTAAATCTTCATAAATGCTTTTTAATTTATTAGCTAATAATGAATCAAAAATACCTTCAACATCAATATATGTTTTAACAAATTCCTCAATTTCAGGAGGTGTTTTAGCATTTGGTATTCCTATTGTTTCTAAATGGTAAGGATTCTGTTTTAAGTTAATAATAAATAACTTATCTCCTTCAATTATGCTTTCGTATTTCTTATCTAATCTCTTAAATTTAAGTAAGTCATTGTAACGTACTGCTGCTTTAGTATTTGTTGGAGCACCCGTTTTAAATCTACTAAACATTTCTCCTGTTGTAGCTCTAATTTGGTAGTTAGTAATTAATTTTACTCCTGTTGGTTTACCTAATAGTTTTGGATCTGTTGTTTTTAGTAACTTATAAAAATCAACTATTGATTTATCTATTTCAGCTCTATCCCTACCAAACAATATGTCTTTAATAAATTGTTCACCAAACTTCTTAAACATTTTATTCATATTAGATTTCATTAGCTCTAGGCCTTTCATATCTAATTCTTGTACGTCGACTCCTTCCTTATTAGTAACGTACATTCCATATCTTCTCTTACCTGTAACTAAAATACTGTAACATATAACCTCTTGTTTTAACTGGAAGTAATGTGTGTTAGCTGGAATATTAAATAAACGTTTTCCTAATTCATTTAGTGAAGCATTAGCTTCATCTTGTAATTCTAGAGCTAGTTCTAATATTTTGGTATTTTTCTCCTCCTGTTTTAAATCAGGAAACCTATGTTTAAGTAATGGACCTAATACAATGTAAAGTGAATCTGTATCACTAATACAAATGTTTTGTTTTTGTTCTTTAATTTCTTTATTTATCTTATTATTTACAAATACAATACTTTCTTGAGTTAATCTCTGTCCACTATTAGTAATAGCTCCACTACACATTAAATGACCATCAGTATATCTCCATCCATTTTTAGCAAATGTACCATACATTGCGTTTTGCAAAATCTTAAATGAATGTTGGAACAAATCATATAATTTATAGTTTACCCAATCTTCTTCCTTACCTGCTTTTTTCTTTAAAGCTCTATAATGCTCTCGTTTTTCAAACCAACCTTCTAATATTTTAGCTACAACTGATTTTTCATCAGTTCTAAACATAGCTCCTGATGCAGCTACAGTGTAGTTATTTTCTTCAATTAATTCAATTAATTTTCCTAACTTTACCTTAGTAACATTGGTTTTGTAGTTTGTTTTATTTAAACGTTCTATGTTTACAATTTCATTAGGATCACGTTCTTTAAGTTTTTCTAAACTGTGATTTTGTTCATAATGTACATTGTGATCTACTTTAATACGACCTACTAATGTTTCAATACCTAAATTAAGTGATTTGATAATTGAAGGATATAGTGATGTAAAATCCAAATCTATAACATCAAAATATAATCCTGGTATTGGTTCTAATAAGTATCCTCCAGCATATGTTTCCTTAACTGTTTTTAAGTATGGATTGTGAGTAGTTGGTTTATTTGGTGATATAATTCCTTCACGTTTAAGATATTTTAATATAGCACCTTCATTCATTACTGTATTCCAGTATATACTTTCATAAGGTATATTACAAATATGAGAAATCATAATTGTTAATTCAATGAATTTTAATTTCTCTTCCAACTTTTCAAGAATGATAATATCTCGTAAGTTATAGTCTACATACTTATTTATATCGTCTTTAAAGAGTGTATTTAGATTTCCTTCATATTCTATTTTTCCTAAATCAACATATTTTAAACCAATATCTCCTAACTTATAAGATGGTTCTTCCTTCATAATGTATTTTTTATGAAGTAACATATAGTCTAAGTGATTTACACCTCCAATAATTACTTGTAATGCACCTGCAAATTCTCTTTGTATAACTTTTCTAATAGGAGATAAACGTAATGTTTCATCTTCACCTACTACCTGTACCATTCTAAAGTACATATAAGGAATATCAAAATAAGCTGAGTTGTAACCTACTAATATGGTTGCATCTAATTCCTCCCATTTATCTAAGAATTTTAGTATAAGTTCCTTTTCAGAACCACAAGGTATAATATGTTTACCATCTTGTATAGTTTCCTTAATTTCCTTTGATTTATCAACTACAAAACAAAAATACTGCATTGTAGTCATATCTCGTAAGGCAATAGAAGTAAAAGGCATAGGAGCCGATTGAATATATTCAGGTGTTAAAGCACCTCCCATTTCAATCTCAATATCGAGATATACTATGTTTTGGTAAGATGGGATTTCATTTTCTTGTTTGTAGTAAAGTTCCCTTAAAATAAGGAGTTCCTTACTTATGTCTTTTTCTAATAAGTTAGGATCTTCTTTATTTAGTTTTTTAGTAGGTACAGCCCATCCTCCTGTTAGAACGGGTTGGGCATTTTCTTCCCAATCTTCTACTCGTTTCCAGTATGTAGGTTGATATTTAAAGTTTTGCCAACCCAACTTATCATCACGTAGATAATAAGTGTAATCTTCAAATGAATAATGAATTGCTTGATACATAACTTTTATTTAATATTTTACCATCGGATTTGCAAGTTCTATATTGAATCAATATCTCTTAGCTTTTGCGTTACTGCGGGGAGGATGGAAATTCAATTTCTTTTAATGTATGATATATTTTAATTGCTGCTATTTTAACCCAATCTATATCTTTATGTTTT